CTCAGGGATGGCGCGCTGGATGGGAGGGGGTGCTGGCTTGGCAACGTTGCCATCAGTCTTGGGCTTGTAGTTGTTCCATGACAGGCGTGTCCATGGGCCGTACTGACCGTCCATGTTCCAGCCGGACAGCTTGATGACGATGTCGTCATCATCGTGCTCGTTCAGCAATTCCTTGAGGGCTGAGCGTTGCATAACGATCTCACCTACCACGTCGGGCTTCTTGGGTGTGTCTTTGTATCGGTTGTTGGATAGGCGTCCACTGTTGGGGTATTGCGTTGCCATTACTGGGCTCCTAGTTCATCTTTTTTGTTTTTGAAATCTGCCATCAGGGCGGCGTGGTCATCGGGGGCTTCCGCTTTCAGCTTGTCAAAGATGTTGCGGTTGACCTTGAAGATGTCCATCACGTCCTTCTGTGACGGGGCGTTTTGCAGGGCGAGGCGGGTGGCTTCGAGAACGATGCTGATCCATGCGGGCAGGTTGTCTTCTGAGTTGATGTCTACCTTGATCTGCCATGGTCCTTCGCGGCCTTCCACCTTGGTGGGTGCTTTGCCTGTTGCTTTGGCTTCGGGCTTTGGCAACGTTGCCACGGGCTTGGTTTCCTTGATAGGTTCGCTGGCATCGAGGATGTCGTGCTCAACGATCTCCATGGCTGTCATCCACAGGTAACGGCGTTGGTAGGTCTCAACTGCACCGAGGTTCTGAATGGGGTGTGTGCCCTTCAGGTTGGCCTCGGCCATGGGGCTGGTGATGACGATGACCGTGCCGTCCTCCACGTCGGTGATGCACAGCTGGGCATACTCGTTGTTGTATGACACCACGCCGCACAGTCCGATCTTGTTGAAGATGTCTTGGATGAATGGCAGGAAGTCACCCAGCTCGAAGTAGCTGTAGCCAGCAAACTTGTTCTGTCCGGACTTCTTCAGGTTGATGCCTTGAAGGGCGACCCGTGCCGCCATCAGTTTCTTATGTACGCTCATTGTTGTTCCTTAGTTAAAAACCTGGTGCGCGGCCTGGGCGCTTCTTGGGTGTGCCGTCTTTCTTGTATCCCCATGGCGCCTTAGCTTTAGCCGGCTTCTTCTTGGTCACCTTCCTCTTGGCGGCTTGATTGAGAAATTGAAGCGCATCGCTGGGAATATCGCTGGCTTTGACGGGCTCCCATACTGGCTCAGGCTTTCCGAATTCCAGAATCTTCATCAGGCTTGCGTGCTTCTCGTCAACTGCTTCGCGCAGGAATGCCAATTCGGCTGGTGTGATTTCAATCATGGGTTCTCCTTAGATGATTCTCAATACTTCTAGCTCGTTTGTTTCGCGTTTCACCGCTGTCGTGTATGTGCTCTTGCCAAACCATCTGATCAAGATGCTTGATGTGGTTGACCGCACTGTTTCTGGCGGGAACTTCCCGCAGGTAAATGTTCTGACTTCTCCGGGCCGGATGCCCTCAATGAATGGTTTGATGTGTTCGGATATTTCTCCCCATTTTTGATCGAGGGTTGTCTTGCGCTTCTTTGGCTTCTCGACTTGCAGCTCACCATGATGATTGCCATCAAAGTCAATCACTGCATACTGGACGCCAATGGCATTCAGCATCTGGATTGCTTTGTTGAGCGTATTGATCTTTACTTGCTCCATGCTTTACTCCTTGTTGGTGGGGTACCGGCGTCTGTATCTGGCACTATTGCCACGCTTTCCCCCGTTTGATTTCAATAGCAGCCGCACTGCATCTTGCCGCTGGGGGTGCTGAAGCACTGGTAGCGGGTGCCGATGGGGCATGATGCCAATGCGTAGCCTGTAGCGGCGATGAGGGTGATTGCAACGATGATCTTTTTCATACTTCGTCCTTTGGTTGAGTTGCCAAGTAGCGTTGATACTGATCGCAGAAGCCGGCTACCTGACAATACGACTTACAGCGGGTACGCTCACCGTGTCTTACTTCGATGACGTAGTCTTTAGCAGGAAGAGCTGCCTGTGCGTCCTCCTCAGTTTTGTGGACCGACTTGGCACGGACACCGCCGACCTTCTTGACGGCGTAGGTTGTGGGCTTTTCCCACATATCTTCCGGTGTGCACTCGGGTAGGATGCCGCCAGCACCAGACTCAAAGTAACCCTCTGCGTGGAGGTGAAGGCGGTCAGCGACGAACTGTTGACGCTTCTCAAGGGGCCAAAGCGGGATGTCAACGCAGACAATCGGCGCTTGGGGATAGTCCTCTTTGATGCTGGCTTCACGGGCTGACCAGTCACGAATAATCGCCACGATCTGAAGACTTTTGATGGTTTTCTTTTTGGCGACTTCAACAAGCCATGCGTAGCAATTAAGCTGGTCGTGCCATGCCTGCTTCTCGTTGCGAACAGACCATGCACCAGTGACCTTATAGTCTTTGATATGGATGCCATCTGCGTCTACCTCCTGAAGATCAATTGCGCCTGATAGGTGCCAGCCGTCAAACTCGACGTGCATGCGCTCCTCAACAATGTGGTTGTCGTTCTTGCCGTGCTCGAGAACGCCGTGCACCGCGGTACCAAACAGAGACCAGACCATCTCGCTGGCATCGGTCTCAATGTCATCCCAGTGGTCACGCTTGAGGTTGACTACACGGGGGCTGTCGATCAACTCAGTGATGGACAGGTTGGCTTTGCCCTTGCTGTAGGTCGGGCGCTTGATGACATTGACGAACGTCTCAGGCAGGTTGTGTTTATTTGTAAGCTTCATGTTTATCCTCCTGGCATTTCTGGAATAAATTCCTCTGGGTTTCTTGGTGCTCTATCTATGCATGTTGCTCCGTCATACTGGGTAATCCAAAGAACATCTTTTTTTGTCCATGCGCATAACGCATAGCATGCTGGACTTCCAAAGCCTCCATAAATTTTCCAGTCTTGCATTAGTGGCTTTGCTTGCTCTATGGTCAAGACCTTGCCGCGCATCTCTTTTGGTATTGGGTTTGGCTCGGGCTCTCCAAAGCCACTCCACCCCCAGTCGCCAAAAACAATTGCAACAATCTCTTCTCCATCAACCTCCTTCATCAACTCTTTGTATGCATTCATTGCTGTTGTCTCCATGGTTGTCTGCCGGCGGCAGTGTGTTCTAGTTCAGCGATCCGAAGTTTCAGCGTCTGTATCTCATGGTGCAGAAGGATGATTTGTTTCTCCATCTCATCTGCCCTGTTGCGCTCGTACTCGATGCATGTGTGCTGGTCGCTTGGGTTTTCTAACCCGCAGTCTGGGCAACGGTTCATTGTTCCCTCGCTTTCAGCATGGCGTCGGCGATCCAATACGCATCAGTGGCAACAGAATCTGAAAACTCAAGGTTTGGAGTTCCTGCGCTCCATTGCCCTATCGAGGAAATAAGGCCTTGCATCGCCTTGGCAGCGAAGTAGTCGCGCAGGGTCATGCCTTGTTGTTCGTTACGAGTGCCGCCAAACGCCGTGTTTGGAAACGCTGGACCACCTGTTTCTTTGCTCATATCATTCCCTTTCTACTTCGGTGTTCTTGTAGATGGTCATCACAAGGTCAATCACATCGTGCATTGATGTGCCCGTCGCCTTGCTGAGTGTGGTGTACGCAATTGCCAGCGCGCCTTTGATGACTGCTACCTGCCCTTCTGTAGCACCAGGTGCGCCGTAAGCCACATGATCCTGAACAAAGTTCACGATGTCAGAGGCCAATGCTTGCGATTGTTTAAGGAGCTCATACAGCTCCTGTCGGTCTTTATCTGTCATGCGATTCCTGATAGTTGTTGTGGTGTAGAATATAACACAAATATTGCATCGGTCAACATGCAATATAGGATAATTTTAATGAGGGGAAACACTAATGCTGATCTTTGGAATTGACCCAGGTTTCTCTGGTGCGTGGGGTGCGGTGACCCACACGGGCAAGTACCACACATGCGGGGACATGCTCCACAACGGTAGCCATTTGGATACTGAGACGGTCTGGTCTGAGATGTTGTTAGCGCGCGACGGTCAGGACTGTGAGGTGGCGCTCGAGCTGGTGCACAGCATGCCGCAGCAGGGTGTTGCCAGCACGTTCAAGTTTGGTATGGCTTTTGGTGGTGCGATCGCATTGGCTTCTAGGTTCCGTGCGCCATGGCATCTGATCCGGCCTCAGGCGTGGAAGAAGGAGCTTTGCCTTGGGGCTGACAAGAATGAGAGTTTGGAGTTGGCAAGGTCGCTGTGGCCTGATGCGCCGCTTAGCAGAAAGAAGGATGGTGGTCGAGCAGAGGCATTACTTATTGCCGAATATTGGCGCCGGCAGCTTTTTGGGGTACAGTAGCACCGCGGTGATGAGCAGTTGCCGCGCTTCATGCGATTCTCCAAAAGAGGATATTCAGACCGGGGTTTAACCGCCTCGGTCTTTTTTTATATACTGTGGGCGCGCGCTGGCGTAAGGTGGGAGTGGCTGGTGCGTAAGGTTTTGCTAGTTTGCTCTTGCTAAAAACCCCATCAGTCAATCGCAGGAATACCCTTTCGCTTGAGGATTGACCGGATCACCCACGTGACGGGTGGCTAACACGCATGCGCCCTGCTCTCGGGGGTTCTCGAGGGGCCGGACAGGGTGCAGTCGTGTTGGTGGCCAATGGAGAGGCTTGGCTTAAATGAGGAGCTGTGGGACAGCACGGTTATTCCGGAAAAGGGGAACTAACAGCCAACAACTAACACGCATGGGGATTGAGAACCGTCAGAGAGCGCCTTGGCAATCGATGGCAAACGTCATACAGTCCCCAGCCGTGTTGGTGGAAACGGATTAGCCCCGTGGGGTTTTTCTTTCAATGTGTTCAATTGCGGCCCCCACCCTGCTTCATGGGAGCCACCAACAACCTGCATAAGCCGAAGGCTCGGGCCCTAATCTGACGGCCCTGAGGTATACCGCACCAAGAAACAGAAGCGGCATTACTCAGATTACTCAATCACGTTACTCAAAACCGACATCGGTGTCGGTTCTTGAAATCGGAAGTAACTAATTGAAACAGCTTGACACTAGTTGACACAAGTGTCCGAGTATGTATAATGCGATCTGTCGGTGTGGCAACCGGCGATTGAATCAAGTTGTGAACCCCGCAGGGTACTGTGTGGTCTTGTCGTGTAGTAGGCGAGTCTTTTGACTTGATTCAATCGCTTGCTGCTGCTCCGCCAAGAGCCAAGACCACAGAGCATCTTGCGGGGTTTTTCTTTTGGCGCCGACCGTCAGGGCGCGTTAGCTAATACGGCAGACATCTCCGGTACCCAGATATGACCTTACCCTTGCAGTCAAGGGCCACGTCCTAAGAGAGCCGCGTGGGGCCAGCAAATGATTCGAGGCTGGCAGGAAAGAGGGTAACTAACCAATTGAGCCGTAGGGCGGTAAGGGTAGCACCCAGGGCGTACCGAATAAGCGCCACCCTCATGTAAACAGAATCCGGCATCTACCGCACTTGGAGAAGTCCGACTAGAAAGGTCAACTTCTTGGAGCAGCTATCTTGATACATCTCCCGCCACAGGGAGGGGTTCAGGGTAGCGGCTCTCTCTATGGCGAAATGGTTTTTGATTCAGGGTATCTACCAGTTATATTTTTCTTTTCCTACCTATTGCATTCCTTGTGCAATGATGTATACTTCTTTGCACCACAACGAAAGGAATTGCATGGAAGACCACAAAAAGGATTTGATTATTTCTGCCAAGCTTGGGCACCGTTTGTTTGACATCACCACACGGGAGACCACGTCTGTTGGCCATGGCTTGTTGGCCGGCATCTTCAACGTTTGTTTGCTGGCAAAGGCGTCACCGATCGAGATCACCGAAGAGCAGGTGGTGATGATGTTGCGTGATGCGTATGGTCTGGTGTCTGACGCGGCGATTGATGAAGCCACTAGCAGGGAGGCGGCCAAGTATGGAATCCAATAAGTACCTGTTCACCGTGGCCGAGTTAGATGAGATGCTCTCTGATGTGCGATCGGCCGAACGTGAGAAGTGTGCAGAGCGCGCTTGGCTTGAGCTTGTAAAACACAAGCAGCCATGGAATGTCAGACAAGATGTGACTGAGGCAATCCGCGCAGGGGAACAGCAATGACCGAATACACAACAGAATATTTCCTTGTGACTTGGCGCTTGTCAGATGAAAAAAGAAGTGAGGATGGGCATTTCCACGACGTATTGGATGACATTCACAGACACTTTGAGGCCACCAAATTACGTGACTGGTGCGAGGTAGCTGATGAGGCTAGGCGCATACACAACCTGATGTTTATTGAAGCCGGAGAGGAGTTTGTTGAAGACGGATCGCCGCTTGATGGCGTGTGGACTGGCGCAGCAGCTCAGGCGGCGCATGGTGTGTGGGCGACCGTAGCAGACGCACTTGGCCTGAATAAAAACATCTTGGAAGCCACCTTGGAAGATTGGTATATCCACGGCGGTGAAGTGCCACCACCTATGACCATGGATGAGTTCATGAAACGATACAAAGAGCAAGAGCAATTCTGGAAAGAGATGAACTTAGCATGACATGGCCATTCCCCACCAAGCCGCTACCCAATGACAGGGTGCCAGCCAAGTACAACCCAGCCAATGAAGAGGATGCGCCATGGTAAAGGCCGCCCTACTGCTGATCCTGCTTGCCGGCTGCAACCGCGTCTGCGACCAGCCATCAGTCTTTGTATTTCAAAATGACCGGTTCCAGCAAGTGCCCGTCTGCCATCAGGAGAAACCCTAATGAATGGCAACGTTGCCAAGACCGAAGTGGAGGAGCTGCTGACCAAGCGGCTGGCCAACTTAAAGCGGTTGTATGCGATAGACGGGAAGATGTCTCGGTATCACAAGATCAAGGAGCTTGAGTTCATCATGAGTAAATTGAAGGAGTTGAAGAGTGTTAAAAGATTTGAACCCCACCACCAGGTGCTACCCGCGGACGACCAGAGACGCGTTTCCGCATGACGCTGAGAACGCCAAGTGGTGGTACCCGCCCGAACAGCGCACCCGTGACAAGGTGTTCTTTGCCGTAGGCGTGGCGCTTTGGATTTTCATTGGCTTTTATTTTTGGAGGTTGGCATGAAGGAAGCGAAAACAATTCTGCTGTGCGTGGTGCCATACATCGTGGCGACATGCATGTTGTACCCATTGGCCGCTATCGTGGGCGCTAGCTGGGATGCATTCACATGGGAGAGAACGGATCGGATGTTCTTCTTCATCTGCGTGGCCACGGCAGGAACCGTGCTTGCGTTGCGCTTGAAGGGGGATGAATGATGGAGTGGATGGTATTTGACGACCTGCTCAATATCTTTGCCATCGTGATGCTCATGGGGCTGGGCATCGGGGCTTTTCTTTTAATTATGTTCGTGTACATCACTGTGTTGCGGGCGCTGGAGATTTGGCATGACTGAAAAAGAAGCATTGAAGCTGGCGCTTGAGGCGTTGGAAAACAATAAACAGAAACACCACTATTGCGAAGATACTTGGTATTCATGCCCAAAACATGAGGATGGGTGCGCCAATGAAGCAGAAGGCGATGAGTGCAATTGCGGTGCAGACGAGGTAAACGCCCAGTTTGATAAAGCCATCACCGCCATCAAAGAAGCCTTGAGAGAACACGCCATGTATGAAGTGCAACGTTTGGGGCAGGAAATTCAGCCAGAGCAGGAGCCTGTGATTGGCACAAAGACTTGGTTTGAAGATGGCAAGGTAGTCACTCAGCACCTTACAGCAAAAGACATTTACAAGGAGCCAGAGCAAATACCACCTAGTGCGTATTCAAATACACACCAGCCAGAGCAGGAGCCTGTGGCGTGGGCAACAAGAGAAGATTTTTATCGTGAGCTTGACCGTTCGGTAAACCGTATGCGTCGACAGATGGAAATCAAAGGAGTGGTTATGCGTTGTGCCAATTACGACGTTGCTCTGCCCGTTATTGATATTCGTGAAGGCCATGTTTTAGTAGGACAGGTCACCACCCCACCACAGCGCACATGGGTTGGGCTGACACCGCAAGAGCGAGATGAAATCAACGAACAGGTGTATGGCGCAGTCCCGCATCACGTTGCGTTTCACCATGCCCTCGAAGCCAAACTCAAGGAGAAGAACACATGAGCTTAAAACAGATGCAAGCCTTAGAGAAGGGCATGAACTGTAAACATGACTGGCAGTTCGTTGACGGCCTGACCAAGCGGCTACGTTGCCAGCGGTGCGCCGCCCTGTCATTCAACCTAGACCTGATGGACAAGGAGGAGGATGATGAATTTGCCCGCATTGAGCGCGAACAGGCCATGGGCTGGCGCAAACAGCACATCGAGCAGAAGAAAGAGCTAGACCCCTACCGCAACATCGTGCTGGAGGAGGTGGCACTGGAGTTTGAGAAGATGTTAGTGCTGGGCGATACCGCGGCAAGCTTTGCGGCCTACGTGCGGGGAATGAAGAGATGAAGACCCCGCAAGAGTATTGGGATGAATGCTTGATTCAAGCTTGGCGCAACTATGGTTCTGTCTTGGATGTCATACAGGCTTTCAAGCGCATCACAGGCAAGAGCTACGATGATTACGATCCCCCAATCCTCAGGACGCCATACAAAGGTTTCCCGTGGAAGTTGCCGGTCAGGATATTCATGGCCAACCACTTGGAAAAGATCAGTTTGCGCCTGTTCAGCCAGCCACCCGAAAGGGATGCGGCCATGCTCAATAAGCTAAAGGATTCCAAGTACACAACCTCGGATCGAAGCACTCAAGTGACAGACTTGGCTGTGCAAAAAGAGCAAAGAGCTGGCGACAAAAACATGAAGATCATTAAATTAAATCGTGAGATTGCTTTGAACAGGAACCAAGCAACAGACTGGAACGTCAACAAGGGTCGGGTTAAAACTAAAAGATCAAAATGATTCAGCATCACAAGACCTACACCGGTGACACGCGCTGGGTGCAACACGCATCAGGCATACGCGAGCTCAAGTGTCGGGTCAGGGAGTATTCGATTTGGAGCTGCACCAAATGCAGTCTGTATTTTTGGGAAAAGGAGAAGGCGATTGAGCACACAAACGAGCACAAGCCCAGCCAAGGACATCGACCAAGCGCGCAAGCTGTTTGAGCGACACCTGCTGGTCAAGGGGCTGGACTTCGCGTGGGACGGCAAGCGGTACGACACCACAAACATTCAAACTAAATGGCGGTATTTCTGCCTCGGATTTTTTGCAAACTCAAAGGAAAAAGCATGACGACTTTCGTAGCTGAGAAAACATTACCCATGGATGTCATCCGCATTGACGGTGGCACCCAATCCCGTAGCCGAATTCATGAAGACATGGTGACCGACTACGCCCAGAAGATGGCCGAGGGCGACGTGTTTCCACCAGGCGTTGCCTTCTTTGATGGCAAGGAATACTGGTTGGCCGATGGCTTCCACCGCTACCACGCAATCCGCACCAACAAGCGCGCCAGCATGGTCTGCCGCATCGTCAATGGCACAGTCCGTGATGCCATCCTGTACAGCTATGGCGCCAACGGTATGCATGGCATGCAGATGACCAACGAAGACAAGCGCCGCATCGTGCTCGAGATGTTGAACGACTTTGAGTGGGGCAGCTGGTCAGACCGTGAGATCGCCCGTAAGTGCCACGTCAGCCACACCTTTGTGACCAAGCTTCGTGCCGGCATGGAAGCACCACAGTCAGACACCATCAAGTACAAAGGCAACGATGGTGAGGTGCGTGAGAAGGTGCGCAAGCCCAAGAAGACATCTGCCGCTGGTCCTGTAAACGTTTCCATTCCCGAGCCTGTCGCGCAGGTGACTGACAAGCATGACGAAAAGCAGGAAGCTATCGAATATCTGATCGAGGAGAATGAGAAGCTGAAAGACCAGCTTGCCTCTGCCACCTCGGATGATCCGGCCTTTGCCAAGGAGCACATCGAAGAGTTGCGCGCCGAGTTGAAACAGGCCAAGATTGAACTAGCAGCGGTCACCAAGAGCCGTGATATGTACCAAGCTGAGTGCGCTCAGTTGAAAAAGCAGGTTGCTAGCTATCAGCGTCAGTTGAAGAAGGCAGCATAAGTCCGGCGGGGTTTCTTGCCAGCCTACGCCGAGGGCAAATTCGGTAGTGGAGTTTTTATGTCATTGCAATTACGCCCCTATCAAGCGGGCATCTTGGACGCACTGCGGCAGGGTTTTGCCGAGGGTAAGCGTTCGCAAATCCTGTACGCCCCAACAGGCGCGGGCAAAACAGAGATGGCCATCGAGCTGCTCCGAGCTACCAAGGTCAAGGGCAACAAGGCGGCCATGCTGTTAGACCGCATCGTGTTGTGCGACCAGACCAGCAAGCGGCTGGAAAAGTACAGCATCGACCATGGCGTCATGCAGGCAGGGCATTGGCGGTATCGTCCGTACGAGCGCATCCAAGTGTGCTCCGCCCAAACGCTGGAGAAGCGCGGTTCATTCCCTGGTCTCAACCTGCTGATCGTTGACGAGTGCCACCAGACCCGCGACCAGACAGTCGAGTTCATCAAGAACAACCCCGAGGTCAGGGTCATTGGCCTCACCGCCACGCCCTTCACCAAGGGGCTTGGCAAGGTTTACGAAAACGTGGTGTCCACCATCACCACCAAGGACTTGGTCAATCAGGGTGTGCTGGTGCCCTTGCGCGTGTTCATCGCCAAGGAAATCAACATGGACGGCGCCAAGAAGGTGGCCGGCGAGTGGTCACAGGCCGAGGCAAGCAAGCGTGGCATGCAGATCACCGGTGACGTGGTGGCTGAGTGGATCAAGATGACGCACGCCATCTTTGGCCGCCCCCGCAAGACCATCGTGTTTTGTTCAGGTGTAGAC